AAGCTCTTTAATAGCCTCCATGATATTATCTCCTCGCAGGGCGATATTGGAAAAATGATGAATGGCACGACAGATAATTTTAATTGTAGGAGGTTTAATGGTATAAACCATCCCTCCTATCTCCACATTCATGAAATCCAGCCCTAACAAAGCATCAGAAACCGTTTTTGCTGCTTGATTCATATTCTTAAACTAAAAGGGGGAATGGTATATATCCATCCCCCGGTTATCACTCTTGTGCTTTTACCAATGTTATCTCTTTTTTAAGAGTGGTATCAACTTCAGAAGGAGTGGTTTTAATATCTCCTGACTGAGTGACGTACCCCACTTTCGACACTTCATAGTGAACGGTAGCCCCAGCATTCACCTGCTTTGACTTGACCGTTGCACCGTCCAGCTTTACGGTCGCATCGGAAGGAGTAGGTACAATGGTTACTGTAGTTCATGCCTGCAAAGCTTTAATCTGCCCTTCTTCATAGTTATACTCAGAAGAAACACCTTCGATTCCCGGTTCCTGCACCAAGCCTTTTACAGCGATTGCAATTGCCTTATCCGTATTGGCTTCACGGGAAACAATACGGCATTTTGGGAAGATGAACCAGACATCATCATCGGTCAGACAGAACAATGCTTTGTTGATAATAACTTTATCCAAAGCACGCTTCCAACCTACATCTTTAGATGTTGCCTGAATAACATCGCCACCCATGAACGCTTTCTTGGTCTTCCAGTCATATTGTCCGATAGAGAAAGCGGGCGATACTTCTCCCGGCACATCATCGTAACGGTAATTCTTTCCCGTTAATTGGTTCTTGTACCCAGTGACGGAGGCTTCCGTTTCCTCAATCTGCCACGTTTCCCCGTGTACATTCAAAACCTCATCTTTCGCTTTGATAGCGGCTTGAATCAAAGTCTTTGCGATTTCGGGGGTAATGTCTGCCGTTACCTTATCAATATCGGCAAACAAGATTCTTTTTATTCCTACTGCTGAAATCATAATCTTATAGTTTTACATTTATTACTTCAAATAAAATTCTCACATTCACGTAATGGCATTTCAAAGCTGCATCCGCTTCCGCGCCAATTGATTCGATAGAGTAACGATAGGTTGTACCGTCATAGGTGCTTACTACATCATCAAGCAGCTTGTCAGCCTTTCTTTCAAGTTCGTTAAGCCGGATTGTGTTCGCTTCATTCTCGCTTAAATTGGGTACACATAGATTCACTTCTGCAAAAGATTTCTTCCAATACTTTCCCGGCTGTTGTTTCTTCGTATGGATAACGATTCTTTCAGAGGTCAATTCACCCGTCAGCGTTTCCCCGTCCGGCACTATGGCTATTCCGAAAGCCTTGCAATCCCGGTAGAGAATGTTTCCTATGTCGGTAGTTACAATCATTCCACAATCTCCCAATCTTCGGCAAATACATCACTGATAGACGGAACCCATGAATCAGCACGTCCGTTATTCTCATTGTAGATAAGGCACTGGCTTGTATAGTCAATGAATCCTTTACTTCTCAGAATAAGGTCTTTTGCTGATTGGGAAAGAGATTGCATCTTAGGGATGATGTCGCTTTCGATATGAGCTGGCACTTGTTTGAATACCATCAAACCTTTACCGTTCCAACCACTTCTACGAACAGTCCCACCTTGTTTTAACACTTCGATTGCATCACCGAAGCCCATTACGGATGAATCATCGGCTTTATCGTATGTTTTCTCAAAAATGTCCGGCTTGCAAGGATAAAACTCCCCGTTTACTCCTTTGATGATATAATCTCCATAGTTTGCAAGCATTTTGCCTTCAAGCGTTTCGATGTACACACCAAGATAAGGCTCATTGGTGTTGCCATTCTCGTCTATACCGAAATCGGGATTGTGTTTCGGTACGGGAGTTCCGCCCATAAAATCACATACAACATCGAAGTTGTCTGTTGTCAACCGAATGGCTTCAATTACTACTGGTTTCTTTCTGTATTTCATTTTTCAAATTCTTCTTTTAATCGTTTCTCCGCATATAAAGCGGCACTACTTAAAACATCAAATCCCTTAGATTCTACGAATGATGCGTATTCCGCTTCGTTTTTCAGTGTCAAACCATCTTTATCGACATCGTAATCATTGGACGTTCTCAAAGTGAGTGTGTGGTCTTGATAATCGCCATGTTCCTCCGCGTACTTCACGGCTTCATCGCCTACATCAATCATCTTCTTTTCGACCTCCCATTCTCCTTCATCGAAAAAGGAGTCGACATCTGAGAAATCGAAATCTACATCCATAATTCCGAGTAGTTAAAGTAGTTTGTACTCTTTACCGTGTAGACTTCGCCTTGACCTCTTACGCCATCACCATCCATGCAACGTACTTCATCACCAGCCTTGACAGTAATTCTTTTCTCACATACTACATGATAATTCGGACGATACACAGAGCCGTTATCAGATGAAAACTCTTTGGTAGTGTTATCATCACAACGGCACTTGCATACCTTCTGCCAGTATTCACCACCTGTTCCGGGAATAGGTCTGCCAAACTCATCCTTGTCCATCGGGGTGATAACTTTTACCTGCAATATGTGTGGGGCAAATATCATAAGAAAGTCACTTTAGGTTTGTTACCCAGTTCGTCTTTCAAACCGTACTGTTTACACAGAAATGAATAGTAATCCTTAATGCCTTGAATGTTCCAAGACATAGAAAAACCGCTTTCGCTGATGGAAGTGGCACGAAGCAATAGAGAGGGGATGAACTTCGCAATTGCCACCGACACCCGTGTTTGGCAATCCTCGTTCATCTCACCCCCTCCGCTTATCTTTGCGTTCAGACATATATCGAAAAGGTCAGCCTCCGACAAGTTAACGCCGAAGGTCTGAAACTTCTGTAATATATAATCGTTTACTGTCATGCGTTCATCTCACTCAAATCGAAGTTCACAATCAGGTTCGGGTTCGCAATCTGCGGAATCCATTCGGCTGTGTATTCCAGATAGCGACCATTGCCGTCCTTGTAACCTGAAATCAGCATATCGCCATCTGCCTGAGTGTAATTACGTCCCGGTACACCATCCACAGCTTCATAAGGAGTGTGGAAGCGCATATAACCGATTTTATCCTGCGGAAGCAGGGAAATACGACCATCTGCATAAATGGGGATATTCTTACCTGTTTGGTCTACCACATAATCTTCCTTGATTTCAATAGCCGGAAGTCCGATACCCGTAAAAATAGCAGAAGCCAGTTGCGAAGTGATAATCCCGGTGGACATATACATCTCGTTGCCTGTAAGCTGCATCTTGAACTTATCACCGAACTCGCTTGAACCGATGATGTTCTTGACGAATGTGCCACGGCTCATAATCATCTTGGGGAATGTGCCGTAAATAGATTTCAGCTCATTCAGTTTCTGCTGCAAGTAAGTGACGAAATAGTCTTTATCCTCTGTGTCCGGCTTGATAAACTTGAACGGCAAGTCGATGTTCAATAAGTCAATTCCTCCGGCATTGTCGTCCTTGTTCTTCACGCTTGCTGCTCCAGTCATCAACAGAGAGCCTACGATAATGTCCATACGCTTGTGCGGTGCCAGCAATACCTGACGGTAATCGTCATAGATGAAGTCCACGATGTCACGCATGGCTGCTTTCTGGTCTTCCGGTTTGGCGGCATTATACTTATCTATCAAGTCCTGCAAGTCAGACAAACGGTCGATTGAGATTTGATAGCGGTCACCCAAATAGGCAATCTCACCATATCCGGAACCGATATTCCTGCGTTCACGGATAGGCTTTTCGCCATAACGGGAGTTGATGGAACCAGCCATCACGCCAGTAACCTGACCGATGTAGTCTTTAAATACACGAGTAGTAGTCCTACGGAAGCCCAAATACTGCTGCCAATAAATTGTGTCCTTTCTTGTCTTGAGGACACGCTGAATCACTGCATTTACAATGTTCGGGTCATTAAACAATGTATGAATAGTTAGCATCATATATTAGTCCTCCTTTCTTTATTTTGCCATTATACCTGCGTTTTTCAACGCTGTCAATAATCCGTTAAAGTTTTCTACCGACACCGTACCAGATGCATCATTCACTTTGGCTGCCTGCTTTACACCTCCAAAAGCAGAAGTCGTAGCTGCTGTTAAAGTATACTTGTTAGCTTGTGCTGCAACCCCATCCAATTTGGCTTTATCTTCCTTACTCATCAAACCGTCCTGACTAGAAGAAGCCTTAGGAATAGATACGGCTTCTTTTTCTTGTTTGACATCCAAAGCGTTAAACTGGAAGTGCGGCATATTCGCCTTGTCAATATCTGCGAAAGGCATTACCAGCTTGGTCGGTTCGATTTCAAACGCACGCATCAAAAGGGAAACCAATACTATGCCATCCTCTACCTGCTTCCTTTCATACAGAGCTGAATTTGCGATAACTTTGGGCGTTGTACCGTCTGCGGCTGTCGCTTCGTAAAGAACTGTTCCAGCTTCTAGATTTTCTCCAAAGTCTGCCGCTAACGTCAGCTTATCAAAAGCTTTGTCAGCCTTGTCAATAGCGTTGATTGTCGCTCCATGCGCACCGTTACCCAAGTGCATACCTTTGTAAGCCAAAGAACGTTTCTTGATTTTCAATGTGGTATTGGAGCCTGTTGTAAACTTCTCATATACTTCCACACGGATAGCCACTTGGGATGTTTTCTTCACCAAGTCAGCTGCAATCGGTGTGAATGAGGGCAAGTACGAGCCGACAACGAGGTTGGTTGTGTCCAACTTGTACGGACCTCTGCGTCTGCGTCCGGTTTCTACGTCGTAGCGTTCTTCCTGCTCAACTTCCGGTTCAAGATTATACTTAAATCCTGCTGCCATAAAATCACTGTTTTTGTTGTTCTACAATTTCTTTAGTGTCGTCTGCAATCATTTTCGCAAACGACTGAGTCTCATTCTCCAGTTCTTTTTTTGCTGTATCTGGAGGAACTACACCCTTAAAGCCGTCATTCGCAAACTCCTGCTTCAAGTCCTTGAAGTATGCGTCCAAGTCCTCATCGTCCTTAATGGCGCATCGTTTGGCGTAGTTTTCGGGAATACCATACTCCTTTGCCTTTGCCAAAATCTGCTGGCTACGTGTTGTTTGAGCCTTTTCCGTTTCTAACTGTGTTAGCTTATCAGAAAGGTTCTTGTTGGAGTCAATTAAAGCTTGCGCCCATGCAGGCACATCGTCTTTATTCTCTTCCGTTTTGGTGGTTGTGGTAGTCTCGATTGGCTTACCGTCTTTAAGGTTATGCCTCTTCTCGTAGTTAGTCACTGCCGTTTTTGAAGCATCCCCGGCACGGAAATCACCATAGGAATTAAGCACGTCCGAAAAACTGATACCCTCAACAATGGAGTTTACTTTTGTCTCGTCCGTTACACCCTCTGCCTTTTTGGTGGCAATGCGGGTAAGAATAGCAGTGTCCACCCCAGCGAATTTCTGTTGTAGCCCTGCTAAGATTTGTTCTAAGATTGTCATACCGTATGAATTTGATTTATAAATTTCTACGGTAAATTTCGTTATTTATAAAGAAGGTGAAAAATTATCAGATAGGTGATACACGACAATAAAACGATTGTCGTAAAATGGTATAAAAAAAGGCGTGAAACCGAATGAATCACGCCTAAAATATATCACGACAAAAACTTATACTTATACTCCCAACACTATATTTGCATCAATATTTAGCTTCCGGCTTATCTCACGAGCAACTTTCAAGGTTGGTTCACATTTACCAGATATATAATCACTTAATCGTGATGGGCTGACACCAACTAACTTTGCAAGTGATTTTTGATTAAGCCCCATTTCGTACATACGAAGTTTAAGAACATCCACAAGTGTTGGTTCTCCCAATGCAAAATGTTCTTCGGAATAATCAGCAACCAAATTAGAAAGAAGCTCCAATTCTATGCTATTTGGGTCATTCAAAGGAGTATCATCTTTCACTAATGGAAGAAGTTCCTCTACTCTTTTCACCGCCCATTCATATTGGGCTTGATTTTCTATCTTTGTCATAATCCTAAATATTAGCGCAATCTATTTTATCATATTCTTTATGAGTACCAATAAAGCGAATATACACAAACTGAATAGTGAATTTAATCACTACTACCAAACGATAGTTATTGCCTTTGATATTGAAAACATAACGTTGATTACCTACATTATCAACGCTATTAAACGTTTTCTTAATATCGGCAAAACAGGTCCACTTGCTTCTTTTCACAATGGTAGTCCATTCTTGCAAAGCGACCTTTGAATCGGGATGGTTCTCTGCATATTCTTTTAATGCTTGTTCGGTAAATATTCTCATTGGTTACTCAATTATCGTGTGACAAAAATACATATATAATTCTATAATTCAAAATTATATTCTAATATTTACAATTTAAAGAGCAAAAAAATAGCGGTAACTCCAAAGAGTCACCACTAACTATCCTATTTTCCCTATCAAAAAATTATAAATCCCGTAATTTTTCTGACTAAGAGGCGTTTTTCTGTCCCTTATTTCCGATTTGCTCATTCTTTGCCACCTGTTCCTCTTTGATTTCCTTCAGCTCTTCATCAATGCGATCCGCGTTCCCAGCAAACATAATGCCCTCACGTCTTGACCATACACCACCACTAACAGCGGAGACAGCCGTAGTAACCTTATCATTCAAATCATCAATCATATATGGAACCAGTTCTGTTTCTATGTCAATGGTCTGCGATGCCTTGCTAAACTCGGTTGGATTGATAGAGCCTAAAGCGGAAACAATGAAATTTACTCTCCGCTGCAAGAACTCACCGATAACCTCACCGTGATTTTCTACCGCCATATGTGCACCCATAAACATGAAGCGGAAAGCAGTGCCGGAAGCCTTGCCTATGCCTTTCAATGTCTCAAACGATATTCTTGGAGTGTTTGACATATCATAAGCCATATTAGTGAGTGTTTCTGCTTCAAAACGTACCGTATCCGGAACTTGGTTCCACGTCAGATACTGGGCATCCGCACCTTCACCTGTAAGTTTGACCATTCTATCCTTAACCTTACCCATGAAACCCTCTACATCTCCAATTAGCTTCAGCAGTGGGAAGAAATGGTAGTCTATACAATCAGCATAATTAGATAACAGTTTTTCCAGCCGGACACGGAATGTCTTTATCTTCTTGCAATAAGGTTCAGGACGATAAGCATAAAGAACCGGTAGTTTTGGGAATCCATGAGCAAAAGGCGTTCTTTCTTCATACCCTTTAGACAAATCCCATTGATAAACCATTTTGTCCGTGATAGTCATAAAGCAGGTGACCTCCGAATCATCCATGAGCTTCTTTTTATACTCACGTGAGAAAGCAATCATTTTACCTTCGTCGTTAAAGAACGGGTATAGTTTATCACCTCTGAATGGAGACCATAACACGCTTTTCAGTTTCTTGGTGGGCTTGACCTTGCCACCGAACGTAGTCTTAACTTTCTTCCAAAACTTTGCCCAAAACGAATCATCATCGGTAACATACCAATATTCTGCCGCTTCTTGTTCGGAGAGCCAGGCACGGACAATCTTCTTGTTTTGGTATTTGATTTTGTTGGATTTAAATACAGCCTTTACCGCATCCAGCAGCTTCTTTTCATCATCATCAGTTGGAGTGCAATCCATAGACGGTTCTGTGCCGACTGTAAAAGCAGTTTGGATGTTCACGATATCCTGTTCCAATGGAATGGAGATACGGTTCACCGGTTCAGTCTTATACTTTGCTTCGATTTCATAAGTCTTACCCGTTTTTTCATCGAAGTGCTTCTCTGCTTCTTTTTCAAGAACCTTTCTGTCCGGATATTTCTTTTTGTCAACCATGATTTCATGTCGTTCCGGATTCCAATCATCCCAAAGTTTGCAACGGTCGGGAAGTTCAGTCTTCCTACCTTTCTTCAGGTAGTTTATCTTCTGCCCGATGTCAGGCAATGCTAATATTTCTTCTAAATTCAATGGCATAGTTTATATTTTTAATGTGTGAATATTCCTGTTAAATCTTTCGGCTTCTGAATCTTACCAAGAAGCTCACCCAATACATAGTAACGTACAGCATCTATACAATTATGCACGAGAACCCCATTAGCAAAATATTCATGTTCACCTTCAATGGTCAAATCATATACCTCGCAATAGCTTTCACTTATTGTTTTTACGTCTGTTACTTGCTTGCAGTTTATGTGCGCATTCTTTTGAACAGCATTTGGGCTTAAGATACTTGTTCCCCATGAATGTGATTCCGCAGTATTGGCACACCATTTCTGTCGTACATTTAGGCGAGGTGTACTGCCATTTGTGATGGCATTTCTTTGAGCAAAATCGCTGATGAACATTTGTTGCTGTGAATCGTCCGCCACATTGCTCGCACACTCTCTCTTCGCTCTGTAATCGGGCAATTGCCTTAATTCTTCTTTGATTCCAATTTGATTTTGTATATGCGCCTTTTGTGTTAAGACCCATTCTGACAATATTGTCAATTTTCTCCGGATGTAGCCTATTATGTTCACTTCTTGAAACCGCTTCAAGGTTTTCAATCGAGTTATTGAGCGGATTGTGGTCAATGTGGTGGATAATCTTTCCATTCGGAATTTCCCCATGATAGAATTTGTAAACGGCATGATGCAGCATCTCGCTCTGTTTGTTTCCGTGTCCAAATTTCCAATAGTAATAATTGGGGTGTTTCCCATTTGGATACCGTTTGTACACTCTCCCGTTAAATTCGATAGAACAAACAACTTGTCCCCTTTTGTTAATTTTCCGTACTTCTTCCATTTTCCGTTTGCGTTAAATTTATGTTCTAAGGTAGCAAAAAATGTTCGTTTTTCAAAGCCTATAAAGACTTCTTTTTCAATTACTTTTCTTACTCCGTTATTGTGTTTCTTAAGCACTTTTTTATAACCATTTCGTGTAAGAACATAATCCCCGACCCGAATATCCTTGATAGGAATATCGCCATTTATGGTAGTAATCAGTGTGTCTCCACGAAAGCAGTGGTTGTTTGCATCCACTGGAGTGTTTATATACCTTCCGTCTTTATCTTTATCCCATACATAATTCCTCAGCTCATTTTGCAGGTTGTATGAACGCTTGGTTACGAAAATTTCAAGACTTTGCATTTTGTCAATTCCTGCATTGATTGATCCAGCACCTTTTTCGACGGCATATATCCTTATTCCCCCGTTATGGATTTCTTGTATCAATCTCGGATCTGCGCTATCGGCAATAGTTTTCATGCCCCAGGGTCTAAGCGATTTGACTATATCGGTTGAAAGCAATCCGGTTCGGTAATCTACTTCGTCAAGATATAGTCTATTATCCCATATTCCGCACCTAACTATCGCTGTGGGGTCCATGCTATACCCAAAGTCCAGCCCTATGCCAACTTTTTTGCATTCAGCCGGGAACTCGTCAACAATTCCCCACTTCTTGAACACAGCACCTTCTGCAACGTCAGCCCACCGGCCGATAACCACATGAGCATACTTTTCAGGATTACTCACCTTCATATCTTCCACCTCTTTCAGGAACTCAGGAGAAAGGTTATCCAAGTTATCAAAATACGTAGTATGGATATGGAGCACATTCGGATGAGTGGAAACCTGAACCTGCACACCGTCAATCTCTACCAGCTTGTGAGTTTTCTCAATGTATTTCTTGTAGATGAAGTGATTGGAATCGCATGGGTTCATTATAATGATAATCCGGTTCTGAATACCCTTCTTGCGAATGGAGAGCATTATCTTGTCGAACTCATCTTCGCTTGTCCACTCTTCCGCTTCATCGCAGACAAAAGTCGTAATGCCTTGAATGGATTTCAGTTTTGCTGTCTGGTTTCCGGAAGAAGTCTTGATACCCCGAAACATGATACGGCTCTTAGTCATCTTATTGACTATGTCCGTCTTTGTGGTCTTGAAATATTTCGTGGTACCGTCCAAATCTATCTTCTCCATCATTTCGGGGATGATAGACATACCGGCAGAAACCATCGTGTAACGGGTGTAAAGAATCTGATGAACTATTTTCTCTACGGGAGTCATTTCAAAAGTCAACCGCTCAATAAAGGTAGAAGCATTGAAAGACTTTCCCGAACCACGCCCACCGGTAATAAGAATTATAAATTTTTCCTTATCCTCGTATAATGGATGGTAAATTTCTTGAGGTACTATCATTTCAGCTTGTCTTTAATCCAAGAATCAATGTTGATGCCATGCTCTATGTCTGTTGGAATATCTGCATCATCTTCAGCTCTTGGAGCCGGTCTATTCCATTGTTCGGGCTTACGGTTTTTGAGCCAGAAAATACCAGCTGTTGTATCAGGTGGTACTTCTTGGTCTAATTCCACAATCTCTACCCGTTCTTTCTCGCATCTGCGACCTTCTTCATCGAAAAACACATCTTTCACCTTAATAGCCTGTTGAACTTTTACCTTCATCCCCATAGCCTTACGATAAATCTTGCTTTCAATGGCAAAATCAATGGGCGCACGCCCATTTTTTAATGCTTTAGATAATTTAGGCAATTTACCTTTCAACACAGAGAAATGCGCTTCACTGTAGCCGATGTTTGCTGCGATTTGCTTATCGTCCAAACCATCACGTGCCCAACCCTCAATACGGATTAGGTTCTGTTCATCATCAAAATCAAACTTCGGCTTTGCCATACTTATTCAATCAGTTTTAAAACACCTTCCCCTTTAGCGAACTTATCATCTGTACTTATACCAAGCAGGTCACAAAAATCAGCCTTAGCTTCGTAGGAGGAGAACGAAAGCATTATGTAAGCTTCTTCATTGAGTTGGCGTTCCTTAGCCACTGCCTTAACCTGTTGCTTAACCTCTTTCATGTGAGCTTTCTTTTCTTCATCTGTTCTATCAAGACGCTTTGATTCTTTCACCGGGGAAGATAGCAAATTATCTAAAGAATCAGACAATCTAATATCATCAATACCACTTATGGATAGAATATCATTAAGTTCAGCTTCACTCAAACCGACATCGGAGTAATCAATATCATTAATGTAATCAGCTATCAAATCAATATCTGGTTTAGTATTTCCCACGGCCATGTATGTAAGCTGTTCCTTCTCAGCCTTATCATCCAGATTTACGACCTCAACCTTAACATTGTAATCCGTGCTGGAAGTACCATCGTATTTATAATGCAAATCCATTGCTTTTATCCTGCGATGCCCGTCTATAAGATTTCCCGATTTCTCATTCCATACGATACCGCCGAGGAAACCCACTTTTTGCAAGTTCTTCTTTTGCAATTTTACCCTCTCATCAGAATGCCTTTTAGGATTAATCGGATTCAGATTTATTTTGGAGCGCTTTATAATTCTTGTCTCACTTTGCTTTAGTTCTTTCATAATCGTATTCAAATAGTTTTCGTTCCACCAAAGGGTATTCATTTATAACTTTCTGCAAATCACCCGGAAATCTATTACGAAGAAAAAGAAGGTAGTTAATATCCGTTATGTCCGTTCCGGATGATTGATGCTTGGAATCGTATGATTCCGGTTTGATTAAACCAGCCCTGCTAATATAATCCATGACGTCTTTATTTTTGTATTCAGACAATGGATAACACTTCTTTTGCGCTTCATTAATTCCGTTCATGTCGTATGTACGTAGCATCAAACGCCTGTTCATTGAATCGGATTGCTTAAAGCCGAAGAAAGCCCACTCAATATTGTATTTCTCCCTTACTATATCTGTAAGCTGAGCCATGCTGTAAAGTTTCTGTTTCTCATTTTTCTCGCATCCCATATACCCAATGCGTCTATAGGAATAAACTGCAAAATGAGGAATCTGCACATACTTAACATTTGGATATTTATTACAAGCATAGTTTATATAACGGTTAATATGAGATAAGTCTTTAACAACGTACATATAAACGCATACAATTTCTTTAAAGTATGGTGAAATAAGGTCTAAAAGGGCTATACTGTCTTTACCCGATGCCGAGTGAAACAATATAACCCTGTCAGTCCTTTCGGCGATAGTTTTTATTATATCTATTGCCTTTTTCATCATCAAGCAATCCTACCACCTACCTTACGATTAATTCTCGCTCTTTGGGCTGCATTTCTACCCATAGATTGAAAACGACCAGCTTCATAGTCTTTTCGAGTGCGATATTTATTACCGCTCGCATCAGTTGCGTAAGTTTCTCCCATAATCTTAAATTTTAAATTAAACAATCTTTTTACCAATAAGTAAAGCCACCGAAGTGGCTTATATTATTTCAATCCATCATGATGAATAATCTCACAGATATGTAAATAATAGAACAATGGCACTTCTTCGGGCGGATTTTTCTTGAAATCTTCTAGCTGTTCATCGAAATCATGAAAATCAAATTCATCGTGCATGAACTTTATTCCTTCTTCTGTTATTTCGCCTATACCAATTTCATCAATGGCGACATCAAGTGTCCATGGTGCACCAGTACTATAAAAATGAATAGCTTCTATATCAGTCCTTAAAATAGGTTGACATTCTTGCTCGCGTCCAGCTTTTCTAAATTTCTCGTTTTCGTCAACTTGCGCAAAGTCCGTGAACATCTTCTCATATTTGGCGCTAAGCATACGTGTTTCTATGCTCTTTTTACCATTCAAAATATCTAAAGCGTTTTCTTTTGTCATTATGAGCGAATACGCTTCTATCTCTTGACCATTATAATTAATCTTCATATCACTATATCGTTATAAAATTTATACATAAAAGATAGTACCCCAAAGGTACTACCACAACCAAAGATAACGAAATATCTTCAATCGTTATACACGACAATTGGCTTATTGTCGTGAACTAAGCCATTTATCCCGTCTTTCTCTACACGCCTCTAAGGTAGGCGCACAACAAGCAAAGAGTTCACCACTTTCAGTACGGTAATCGTACTGGTACATTCTCACTCTTTTACCTCTCAACCTGGTGTTGTAGGTAGTGTAATTCTCTTTGCCGGGCTGGCATACGCTGCAACCGTTTACATTTATTGAGTTCATAATTCAAGTAATTGTTTCGTTTTATCCACGTCTACAAAACTCGTCCACCCTGCTTTATGCAGCTTTATAGCTGCCTCTCTGATTGTGATTTTGCCACTCTTGACACTTTCTTTCAAAGATTCTAATACATTCTTCATTCTTAATTCATTTTTACGTTCAATCTTTCTTCACTCGTATAAGCCACTACAAGCCCTGTTTCATCATGCTGTATGGTGATGTACTTTTCACCCCTCTCTATAGTAGAGAAGTCATAAGGGGTTACCATCTTACCCAATACCTTGCCCAGTTGCTTCATCAGTGGGGCTTCAGGGCTGATAACTAAAACTAAATCTGCTTTCATAATCGTGTATATTGTGGTAGCCATAAGGCTACCGGATTAGAACTCAACCAATATCAATCTTTCTAAAGAACCTGATGCTTGCACCCACATATGATTATGTCCGAAACCATAATCGAAAAACAGTTTAAAATAAGGGTGTCTTACTATTAAAGAGCTCATACAGCCTCTTAACTCGTCTTCTGACATACAAGAAGTTATTTCATTGATAATTTGAACGAAAAGGTGTAAAACTTCTGGTTCATTATTCAATAACGGTTTTTCTATAACTGCTTTTAAAAATATATTTTCTTTCATATTCTTCTATATTGCGCAGGGCTTTCGCCCTGCCGATTTATGTTAATGCGTTTTATCCTCATGTAATAACTCGCAGTAAACTGGTGTTGTGGCATCTGTGTGCTTATTGGCTATAAGAACCTCATTACTATCCCAGTTAATATATACCTGTGTAGCAAATGCACCGAAAAACTGAATTTCTTTCGTGCCAAACAATACCACCGCGTCATCATTTACATTTGCAAGTGCTGCAATTAATTCTTTCTTGGTCATATTCTTTTTTGTTGCGCAGGGCTTTCGCCCTGCTGGTTATTATGCTATCTTTAGCTCTTTAAGTCTCATATCTACCAATGATTTCAGCTTGCGAGTATCAAATAGTGGACTTCTATACCCATCTTTGATAAGCTGTATCATTTCTTTATAACCAACCTTACATACAACCTCTGTCTTCATGCTGTTATCATAAATAGCAGAATTGCAAGCGGTTATTGTGAATGCCATTGTTTTGTAACCTTTATCCTTCTTCATGATAGATGCAAACAAATACATATATACAGCATTTTTCATGCTATTCAAGGCATCTTCTTGACTGGCATTTACCTTTCTACCACCTAAAAAGTCACCACATTCAATTTCTTGACCTTTTTTGATAATAGACAATGTACTGATGTACATTTTAATATCTGTTGCTTTCATAATCTTCTATGTTATGCAGGGCTTACGCCCTGCTGGTTAAACTTATAATATTTGAATCTCTTTGTTACCTATCTCTGTATCTACATTCAGAACCTCGTACTTTTGAGCCTTGTAATTATAAACGACTTCACAGGTATTGAAACCTCTACCATCTTCTCTTTGGTCATAAACAGTATTTATATGCTGATACATTTTATTGCCTAACATGAAGTTTATCTTACCTGATGTACAGAAGTAGAATGCTACTGCATACTTCAATGTTTTCTTTTCATCAATCTTCTTTGCTTTCATTATCGTATATCTTTTAATTGTTATTACTTCGTTTCTGATGATGCAAAGATAGTATATTATGTAACAAATAATACTATTTATATAGTTAATAAATTATAAAAGTATTATTTTATGTAACATATAATAATTATATAAGTATATTTGCATCATGGAAAAGGAAGATAAAAGAAGAGTTATACACGTAGAAATGAAAGCAACTGGTAAGCATAGGTACTTTGCTTCACCTGCTGCCATCTATGATGTATTTTCAAGTCAAGAACTTGGAATTGCCCGGCAGTCACTTCTGAACTACTGGCAAAAGACGGAAGAACCTTATGAGAATGCTATTTGCGTAATCAGAAAAGGAGAGTTAGAACGAAAAACTAAAAATAAGAAAGGAGATATAAATGAGACAAATTACATTAATCCAGGGTGAAAAAGGTTCGGGTAAATCTAAATTTATTCACGAAAAACTCAAAGAAATAGAATCGGAAGTCGAAGTTATAGAAACTGTTAATAAGGGGGATTGGAATACCGAAATCTACATTGTCAGAAATAAAAATTCCAACGACATTATTATCCTAAATTCCGGCTCAGATATGAAGTGTATTATTAGCGCATTTGGAGCTGTTTTAAGTAAATACCCAACAGTTGCATCTATATTCACAGCTATTAGACCTTACAATAATAACCCCAAGTTGCATACTTGGATGAAATCAGAGCTTCATATAACTGAGCAAGATAAAGTCACTACTATTGATTTAGATAAGCCAAAGCATTAAACTCCGGCTTACTCATTGATAACCTCATTAAAAGCAATAAAGGCGCACCAAAACGATGCGCCTTCTGTTGTCAATTAGTTCTTAATTTTATATCAGAGCCTCACGGCTAGAATATCAGAATCTGACAGCTTCCATTCTTCTGAGAAGATTATTATATCTCTCTTGTATAAGAGCTCTTTGTTTATCGGAAGCAGTTACAATCTTTCCCTTATATTTCCGCATGACAGATTCATTCATGCCAATTTCCTTTGCAAACTTACTGGCATTTATGAAAGGAAATGCCTCGAAGAATCCGCTTAAATCATATACGTAATCAACAGAATACCCAGACTTATACCACACAGGAAAGTCTCCATGTTTTTCTTTATAATATTCAGCCTGCTCTTCAAGTACGGACATAAAATCATCTTTCGCTTCCTGCTCTGTAAGCCCAAAACCGTACGCTCCGTTCACATCCTCCGAATATACGGAAATACCCCCATCATTCGCCTTTTCAATAATTGCCTTAATCTTCTTCATAATCGTGTATTTTAAATTCGTCAATTAAAGCACCCACCGAAGTGGGTGCAGTCCTTTCACTTCTTTAACCCTGCCTTTTTCAACATACTGTCAAGAGTACCATTGGGTATCTCTTGAGACTGATGTCTGCCAACAGGAATAAAGTAGTCAAAGTCGGGATGAACATATTTATAATGTTTCTTTCCCTTTTTGATTGTCCAGCCAGCTGATTCAATCAATTTGTAAAACTCTGAATACTTCATAAAATCAAAGAACATTTTTAATTGACACTACAAAAGTAACATATTTGTTACAATAAAACAAGCAAAGATGAAGAAAGAAATAACATATTTGTTACTTTTAACACCGTGTACACATAACAAAAGCCGGAGCACTAAACTCCGGCTCATTAATTGATTAGCCCTTTGATTCTTAACCGATTTACGATTTCGGTATAAAGATACTCTATATCCCCGCTGAAATCCCCATAGTTCTGATACAAAAACACGACATCAGCGCAGTTGTCGGAAATTGTACTCTTGGACTGAACCCCAAGTACCCTTGACATCTCTTCGCGTAACCCAGCTGTCATTTTCCCACCGGCAAGCGAACTTGGAGAAAACAGGTACAGGATAATGAAGATGAACTTCTTCCGCTGGGTAACACTATCAATACAAGGGGGAAGACTTCTGCTATTCAATAGCTCAACGAAGATTTTATAGATATCCCTAATAAGGCTTTTATCTCTCAAAATCGGTGAAGCTAAGGTATTTTCTTCCTCTGAAAGTTCTGATTTCTCAATTCTAATCTTTTTAAGGCGAATTATTTTGTTAAAATCCAGTTCCATAACACGATTATTTTAAAAGTAAATAGTATATTTGCATCATAATCGTGTAAGGAAGAGCTGATTCATGGTCGTGCGTGGGTTGGCTCTTTTTCATTTTTCCCCATTCGTGCTGACGAATGGTTTCTTTTCCAAATCATAGCAAGTGATATATACCCGTTTCCCATTAACATCACATAGAGCAAGGGCATATCCTTTCTCTAGTATTTTAACCGGCTGATTGTCGCAATAGACAGTACTTCCAACCGGAACTCTTATAAAATGACGTACTATCATTTGATTATCTTTAGCTTGTTATACCAGCGTGAAGAAAAAGGGAACCACCCGATTAAGAATGATTCCCCGAAAATGGTTACTTTGTATAGTTTGCTCATGGATTTTTCTTTTTAAGTATTTCAACACATTCCTTTATCCCATCATCGAAACCCTGTTTATAGCCTTTAGTATATTCCCCTATAGTATATACCGCCATTGACAGAAAAAATAGAAGGATACCTACAGGCTTATACCAACCGGGCAACGAGATGGAAAACGGCTTAAATGTAATTGTGAGATCTCCAACCCATAATAGGGCGATAATACATATGATTGTAAATATAATTGTTTTCATAATCAATATCTTTTTCCGTTCAACTTAGGTCTTAATTCGTTATATCTTTGTTTCTGCTCAATATGCCATAGCAAATCTATGCCAAGATGTTTGGCTAGTGCAAAGATTGAAAATATCATCTCATTTACAATCGTAGAAAGATACTGGTAATCTACAATTGGTTTGGTAAATATGGAATATATCGCTTCCGTGAAACTCAATTTGCTGTACATACAGGCAATATCATCCATATATTCGGAGTTAATATCATTACTAGCAGATTCAAGGCTTATTCCTCGAAATCCTGCAAGGTCAAGCAGGCGTATAACCGCATCACTTAGTTCGTCTGGAAGTGTGTCTTTTACATTTTTTTCAAAGGAACACTTAAATCGCTTTTCTTCTTCCACTAATGCAGGATAGCGATTATAGTCCATTTCAAAACGTGATTTACATTTCTTTCCTAATCTTCCCTTTCTTTCCGCTTCCACAGCTTCCATAAGCTCGGAAATGACAAGACAAAGGCAGTGTTCTTCACTAAGTCTTTTATCGTGGAAACCATGCTCACAAGCTGTCTTATAAGCTATATTCCGTAGTTCGTTCAAATTAATATTTTCCATAATCATATAAGTTTTAATGCTTCCTGTAATCCTGCTTCAAGTGCTTCCTCGTAGGTATTATAACGGATAATAGGCCTGTCAGACAATCCTATCAAGTCATGTCTCGGAATTGTCAGTATATCATACGTCCAATAATTTCCATACATATAGGATATTTCGATATGCAGGTTCTTAGTTTCACGAAGCCACTTTTGGGCAACATACAACACTGGACACAAAAATTCAACTGGTTCGTTATCTATTTCCGTACAACATGACATACTTTGCGGAATGTCGTATCTTCTAATAATATTATCGCAACTTATTGTGTGTTCACACTTCCAATTAAACCCTTTCTCTTTCAGCATCTTTGCTGTTTCCAATGTTACAAGTTCTTCGGTCATGGTTGGTTCTCCTTTCCTTTAAAGTGTTCAATCAGTTCGTTTACGGTAGCCTTGTGATAACGTCCTGAAATAATGGTTGCATAATTCCAATTTTCATCCCAAAAGAACATAATGCCTTTTGGCTCTATGAAATAATGATCGTTACCAATAGAATCGCCATAAGAAACGCTAAGAATGGAATCTGTTATAAACCACTGCATGTAGTTACTATCATCCCTCAATGCAGCGATAGCCAGGAATAGTTCCTCGTTCATTCCGCAATCAATACGTCCTTTCTTAGTGACAGTATCTACATTATATATCACTCCATATAAATTACCATAAGACGTTATAATAGCTTTCCCTTCTTCGATACTTTTATGACTTCCCTTTCCGTCATAATTATGTTCATCTAATGTTGTATTACCAGAATTAAGTATGTTATACCCCAATTCTTCCAGTCCTCTCCGAAGTTCCTGTGTATTTTTGCGTATAAAACACGGTGTTGTAAATCCCATAGTTATTCCTCCTTTCCAACTTTAACATATCCGTTTTCGATGCACCAGCACAGCATTTCATAGGCTGCATCAATGAGTTCTTTACTCTCTGTAATCTTTATAATAGATCTAGAATAATATTCCATATACAAGCATGTATAGCTATCTGCAAGTTTTTGGATGGTCAGCACTTCTTTGCCAATAAAACAAGGCAGCTTATCGAGAATGTCCTGTAAGGTGTAAGTTTTACGAGAATGGTCGTAATTCGTATCGGCATCCAGAGAGGTTACAACCATGTTGTCTGAATCTGATTGATTCCACTCAAAACACATGCTTCCATCGCTTGTATCCAGCCCAAGCTCCTTCAAATACAGTATCTGTTCGATTGATAATACCTGTTTCATTTCTTTTCCTCCTCTGTTTTAATCTCTGTTATTTTGCCACGACTGACAAAACACTGACCTATTCCCAAATCGAGGAAGGCACAATAGTTATCATCTAAAAGATTAGAGCATTCCTGGCATAAGGAACATTCATTACAAAATCCTTCTGATGATTCATGCAGCATCCCGTCTATTATTATTCCGTTCTTTACTTTCATAATCAAATACAATTTCTCATATACGTTTTCCTATCAATCATACCGTTTTCTAATTCTTCTACCAAGTCAAAGAATGTATTAGCATAACAAACATGCTCGTCTATCATTATACATATCCCATCAGACGGATAATATTCACATGAAACATTATCATCCCAATCTATATGTTTTTGTGCTTCTTTGGCTATATCATCACAAGCAATCATATACTCTATGTATTTATTAGATGCTTTTCTTATTTTGTCAAATATATTTCCTTTCATGGTTTTCATCTATACACCCATCATCTTTTATCCATTAATTGCTTCATTTAACTTTTCCTCAAACTCCGCAATGATACAATCTGCATCACCGCCATGTACCCAATTGTCCAATACAGACGAAAGAACTTCAACTGCCTTTCTAGATGTTTCGTCAACTGCCATATTGATCGCTTGATTCATTTCCTCTAACGTAAATATGCTCATAATTATTCCTCCTTCTTTTTAAGGCTTATATCAATTTACAACCTATCGACAATTTCCTCCTTAATTATCTCCCTACACAAATTTCTTATCATCTCGTATGATTCTGTACCTTTCCATATTAGTCCCCTTTCTCCTTAATCCGTTCAAGTACATCCCTGTTGGATTCGAGTATATCATCAAAAGACGGGATGTACATCCACATGTCACACTCGTAGCCGTTCCAATCCTCAAATTCAAATCCTCCGTCTGTCGCAACGTATGGCGATCTCCCGGATGAAACAACGATATAGCCACTAACAATCGCTCCATTTGATACCATTCTGCAAAGGACAAGCTTGTTTGGCTCCGGCAACCGTTCATTAACGCTTATCCAAGGAGATTGCTTCGACTGCCATTCGGCACCAGAAATAAAGTCAACAATGCAGTATGGTTCACAATGAAGCTGCCTGTTTCTGCAATCATTGGAATATTTTTTTGCTGCTTCTTCTACTGTCTGTTTCATATCTTTTTTCATAATTCGTCAAACTCTTTTTGTAATTCTTTTATCTTACTATCCAAAGCATACATATAGCACTGAAGGAAATTCTTACCAAAAATTTCTTCCTTTAATGGTACATCATTGTGCATTCTGTTGTATGTAAATATCAATCCACCACCATATTTTATGTTAGAATTTTCAAGTGCCATCTTATGATCTTTGTATTCCTCTATTTTATTGTTGATTTCTATTGCTTTGTTGAATTTATCTTTATCCATATTTCTCCTTTCCATCTATCCTAGCAGCATATACATTGCTATTAGGAATAGATAATAAATTGTTGTTTTACTCATTTCTTTCTTTTGTTATTACATATTGCAATCTCCACACATATCCACAAGGGAATCAAATTCTTCTCGTGAGTATTCAAATCCATTGATTACGATTACCTCGTTACCATTTTGGTCAAAATAAACTCCATCATTCATTTCTGTTCAGTTTGAAGCTAATTAGGTTACATCATTAATACTGTTTTCTCCTTTTAAAACTCGTTCTACCTGTCTGTCGATTATCTCTTGAAACTCTATCTGGCAGATAAGCGAGCAATTCGGTATAATCTCTTCTACTGGGTCACCCCGCCACGTTGGTAGTTCATCAAGGAAGATACGACCGTCTTTATCCTTTAGGCAGGTAGCTCCAACATCACGCTCAATCTGCGCCATTCGAGCAAATACTTCCGGAAAGTCCTTCCGGATTTTATTCCAATAGCCCATGCCACCTTTCACGCAACCGATACAATTATTGTTATTATAGCCCATCTTGTACATGGCTGGGATTTCAATGCCGGCCTTCCAAAGCATTCCCATTGCATCCTTTTTGGTTATCTGTCGCTCGATAAGTGGGAACAACGGCTTTGTATCAGGATATTGCTGTTTAAAGCGGATAGCTCGATTGATTTCTTTCGGGTCAAAGTCGAATCCCCAAACTTGACCGTCCCAAGAACCAAGTTCCTTCTCCAGCTTGTAACGGACTTGTTTCTTTAGTTCGAATGTGCAAGCTGCACCAGTAGGACCATTGATGTACCGTTTTTTAATCAGTACATCTTTTACGTTGAAAAACTTATCGCTGCGAATGGTATGAATTGGCTGCCCGTACCATCTCTCGCAATCTGAGATAAATCGGACATTATCTGGATGCCCGAAACCAGTTTCGATATAATAGAGTTGTACATCGTTATACAAGCTCAATGCAATCTTACAAGCAACTGCGGATGTTACACCGCAACTAAACCAAGCTATTATCATTTTATTCCTTTCCGTACCGTTATTCGTTAATTGGCAGTTTCATAAAGCACATCCATATTGTTTTGCTCTGCCTTCCAGTGGTATGTCCAAATAGAGGTTTAAAAGGGATAACAGACAATACATCCACTGTTTTTATTTCACTCTCGTTCCATTTGAATACAAGCGTGCCGTTAGGCTTCAAGACGCGCATACACTCAGTAAATCCATCGTGTATTAGTGACTGCCAGTCTTTCGGCAGTTTTCCGTACTTTTTAGCCATCCATGAGGTTTCACCAAGTGTTTTTAGATGAGGTGGGTCAAATACCACCATGTAGAAAGAATTGTCCTCAAACGGCAAGTGGGTGAAATCTGCTATTATATCCGGTTTTATCTCTATGGTTCTGATCTTATCTCTATGGTTCTGATCTTATCTCTATCCTTGGCTGTTACTATCTCTGATCTCTTATCAACGAATAAGGCAAGAGGATTATGTTTGTTAAACCAAAACATTCTACTGCCACAGCAGGCATCTAATATAAGTTTTCCATTTTCCATTAAGCTATTTCTTTTAATTTCTTCAATCTCAACTTTTTCAATACTTTACAAAGTGCTTCAGTATTTTTTCTCGCTTGTGTAACCTCCACCGCATTCCCGATAAATTTCTTTTGGTCAGCTTGTGTGCCTATTAAAACATAATCTTCAGGGAATCCCATAATCTTTTTGAGTTCCGGAATGCGAAGCATCCGCATTTTAATATCCACTATGCCATACAGTGCCATGAACTCCTTTATCTTCACGGTCATAGGACTATCATTGTCGTAGATTTCAATCGCTACCTGACCGCTTTCTGTTGCTACCAGATAGGGCGGCATCTTATCCATGCGGGCTATTAATGTGAAGCAGGGGCTATCAACAGAGCCGCCAGCACTGTTGAACTGTGGATTCATCAGATAGTGCCATTTCCTGTTTGCGGTAATGGTCTGGGAGGGTTCCTCTATACTACTACCTACATTTGAGAATGCAGTATTCATTATCCACGGCTGGCATGTTACCAAGTTTTGTTTCGGTGTTGTGGTAACAGCGGGGCATGGCGAGTTTATATCAGACACCTGACCACCTCCAGAATATTGATTCATAAAAAATGGAGATACAAGGGAAAGTCTGTCTTTAGTCAGAAGTGTAGGACAAGGCTGATTAATATCCTTTCCTGTATCCTTAAAGTTATAAGAACACATAAATCGGCTTTCAATTAAAGCCATCCTGTCCTTCGTTGTGACCGTAGGTGCAGGAAGTTCCACCGAATGATTATGCCCGTTCCCATAGTAAGCCGATACAAAAACGTGGTGGTCTTTACAAGTGATTGCTCCAGCCGGTTCTTCCACTGATACGTTCTTGCTGTCGGGGTGTCCGCTGAACTGTTTGGAGAGGAAACTTACCTGTACCTTTGCAAAGCGGTTTTCAGTAGTCAACACTCCGCATGGTTCATCAACTGATTTGCATGTGTCTTGAGGGCGAACCGTATTGTAACGGGAAAGGAAAGCATCCTTTCCTCCGGCTACAAACTTGATAAGTCCAGCATAGATACGTTCAAGCGTTTTCTCTGCAAGAGGCTTTTCCCTGAAGATGGTAGTTCCTTCATCAGAGAAATCAAGCACATCTTTTACCGGCTTCCACTTCTCCAGCCGCGAGAACATATCTTGCCTACCACCTTTACAGTGGGTCGGTTCTGGGAATACTATCGGCAAGTTCTTTTTAGCAAAGATGCCGAAGAAGCGTTTTCTTGTGGTGTAGGCACCGAAGTCGGCAGCATTTAAGATGCGGTGCTCAAAGTTGTAACCGTACTTCTTGACATTGCGCACCCACTTTTGATAAAGCCGGCCTTTGTCCATGCTGATAGGTTTCCCATTCTCATCCATATCTCCCCATGACATAAACTCTTCTACATTTTCAATCTGAATGTAGTCAGGGTCTATAACATCAATATAACGGAAGAGATGTTCTGCCAACGTTCGGCTGTCGGCATCTCTCGGCTGACCGCCTTTGGCTTTCGAGAAGTTAGTACACTCCAAAGAGGCATGAAGCATTATCATGGCATCAGGGTATAGCTGACGGATACGTTCTACAATAGTGCTTATCGGGGAAAGTTCCAGTGTACGGATATCCTCAATAAAGTGAAGTGCATCAGGGATATTGGCATCATGTGAAAGAATGGCATTCTTGTCATGGTTCACACAACAAACAACTTTTGCACATTTATTTCCATCCAATCGTGCTGCTTCCACACCTTCGGATAAGCCACCAGCGCCACAAAAGAGATCAATAACAAATAGTTCTATATCGGACAGACCTTCAATGGATTTTAAGATGTCTTTCTGCGATTTCATAACTTCTCCTTTTTAAACAGGTGGCTGAACGCATTATCCAAATCCAAGTCTAGATTCAGTTTGGACGGGAAAGATTTAATGTATTCGTACATCTTATAAGCGAGGTTGTCATCATCACCGCATCTGTCAATCAGTGTGAGCAACATGGCGTTCACCATGTCAGAATCATTGCCGAAGTTTTCCTGAGTGGATTCGCTGCAATGATTCACATCACTTTTCAATCTCTTTATCGCGGCTATGGCTGTGTTGAAGTTTCTTTTTGAATCGTGTCTGAGTTCAAAGCCTTCTTTCTTGTATTGCTGCTGCATTTCTAGAAGGTTGGTTTCTAAAACGTCCGTGAGGACAAATACGATGTTGGTTATCGTATTCAGTTTGTCTGTTCCTTGCATAATCGTGTATTCTTATTTCTAATTCGAATGAATCCCCTTCGTTCTGTTTCTTCTAACAGTGGAAAGTCTTCATTCTTGATTTCACATTCTGTTTCGTAGTTCACGGAAGTATAACTTGGGATATTGAACTTTTTCCGGATTCTTACGATAACATCCGGATTTCTTGTTACCCAGTAAACGGTTATTCTCATGGTGATATCAGCATTTTTCTAGCTTCCTCATCTCCTGCATCAGCACGGTGCTTGATTTCAATGTACTCAGCATAAGAGATTCTGTTATCTCCACGCTCCTCTATCTCTTTTTCACGTTGGTTTCTGTATCGTTCACGCTCTTTCCGTTCAATATCTTTCCGACGTTCAGAAACGTAGTCCAGCATCGCACTTGTTATTTTCAATGGATCTATTGAACCGTAGAACCGCCCATACTTCCCTGACTTAAACCGTGCTATGAAAAAACAGATTTCAGCGGCATTTATATAATAATACTCCGAAAGGAATATCTCCGATAGTTCAGAAAGTTGCTCTTTCGCTATCTTGGTTGAAACTTCTGCAAAGTCATTCAATGAGCCAAATTGTATCTTTAGCCATTCTATCGGTGTTTCATCCCCATAAGTAGAAGACAATAGCCCTAAACTCGGAATGCTGTCATTCAACGCCAGTTCTGAATGGGTTGCATTACATCTGACAAGTTTGAACTGCAAATCAGGGTTGTAATCAAGAATGAATTGTGCAGGATCGGGATATTTATTCAATAACGCCCTCTGCTTCAAGTTCCTTTCTCTTTTTTGCGGCAGCTTCTCTAACGGTTGTAGCGACTGCAAGAACTGAATCACGTTTTCGCTGCTCGCTATCCTGTTGATTTTTACTAAGTCTTGTCCCATTATAGTTTCCTTCCAATATTTTAGTAAAGTTTGCTTGTTTGAAAATCCAATCAAAGTCGCATTTCCAATTGCGGTCATTAGCTCCAAGTAAGAACGGGGATTGAAGAATGAGATTGAAAACACTCCTCACTGACTCTTTCCCATATTGGGCTATCCGGGCTTTTACAGCCTTTTTTCTCACATCAGTCATTGATCTTATCTGCTGGAGTCTGTCTTTGAATGTGGTATTATAGTATTCCATCAATCCGCTGTAATCAATCTTTTCAGAGGGGGAGGGCGAAGAAAGCTTGGCTTTCTTTGATACTCCGTCAGGAGTATTTTCTTTCTTTTGATGTAGAGATATATCTATATACTCTCTTTCTTCTTTCTTTGTATTTGTGCCCTCTGTGTGCCCTGATTTTTGTAAAAGTTCGGATTGCGGTAGATTGCTGTTCATGGGCTGTGCCCCAAGTTGTGCCCTTAGTTGTGCCCATTCGTGTCTTAATTCATTGATTTCCTTTTCAATACCTGTGTCCTTACTTGTGCCCTTGGTTGTGCCCATTGGATTATATTCTTCATATTTACATAAGGTTATAAGGTTCATTCCTTGATTGCACTCAACAGTTATCATACCTTTCTTTCTAAGATGCACAAGAAAGGAACGCACCTTCTTTTCAGACCATTTCCAACGCTGTGACAGAAATCTTATGGATGCAGGATATTGACCTCTTGAATAAGAGATTTCTCGACCTCCGATACTCTCCTTTCGGGGCGTTGCCTCAAATCGTGCAGACTGAATTAAGTCTAACCACGCTTCGCAACTGCTAAAAGTACGGGCTTCATTCCACATTTCATTCGAGAAAAACCTGCGGCTTAGCCTCAAAAATCCTTCGTCCATAGTCTTAGAATCTCACGTTAGTTAATTGCCTTCCGTTAGAAAATACAGCCCACTTACCATTACCGCTATCAAACAATCGTAAATCCGACACCTCTCCGAAACGTTTGATGTTACCGCATAAATCCACAATCCATCCACATTCTTTAGAAGGATGCGGGCGGATGGCACGACCGACTATCTGATACCACATGGCAAGTGACATTGTAGGACGTGCCATAACGACCGTATCAAGTTCCGGATAGTCAAAGCCAGTCGTAAGTACACCCACATTAGCTACTACTGGAATTTCACCAGCTTTGAACGCCTCAAGAATATGTTCACGTTCTTTCTTAGGAGTATCACCTGAAACGATAGCGCAACCGGGTATTGACATCGTTAACCGTTCCGCTTCTTTCAAAAAACGGGTAAAGACCAAAATACCCTTCCGTTTTCCTCCGGCTTTGGGATTCATCAGCCTTTGGACGATATGAACGAGATAACCGTAGAAGTCTATCCGTTCATATTCTTTTTGAACTGACCTATCCGTATAGTCGGCACCAGTAGTATTTACTTTCAAGTTAAGTTCATTCCACCCTGAAGGATTCATTGAATAGTAATCCAACTTCGCCAAGTAGCCCATATCTAATAGGGTTGATACCTGTACATGATAAATGACCTCTGAAAAGACATGAGGTTTTGTCCGAGTGATAAATTTCAGCATGGAGCCGAAATCACGACTGGAGCTTAAACGGTATGGCGTTGCTGTCAGCCCAAGAACCTTACACTTCACTGCATCAAAAAAATCCTTGTACATTCCCTCTTTGGGGTTTACAAGATGACATTCATCCACAATGATGTTCTTGAAGTGGGTAAACAGTTCGGGATGATTCTTCACACTGCCGATGGTGGCAAATGTTATCCGGCTTATCTCCTTTGAGTTAAAGGATGATGAATAGATACTGCAATCAAGAATACCGTATGAACAGAGTTTCTTGAAATTCTGTTCGAGTATTTCCTTCGAGGGCTGGAACACCAAGGTATGACCGTCAAGCCTTGCGGCTATATCTGCTATGATAAGCGACTTTCCGCTGCCCGTAGGTAACACCATAATGGCATTTGTTTTCTTCGCCTTGTTATTGAAGAAAGAAACGGCAGCATCAGAGGCTTTCTGTTGATAATCTCTCAAACGGAATTGCATTTTCTCAATAAGTATTTGATTAATAATTCTTCATTTCTATTATTTCTCCTAAAGTTCTGCCATGCGGCTCCATAACTAAGATTATGCTTTTCGCAAAATTCAGAAAGAGAATACCGATTGCCATCAATATGTATATATACAGTATTAGTTCGGTTTCTAACCTGCTCTTTTCTGGTAGCCCATTTACAGTTTTCAGGAGAATAATTTCCGTTTACATCTTTTCTATCAATAGTAAGCCCTTTTTGATAACCACTATTCAAAGCCCAATTAACAAACGACTCAGGATTATTTTTCCATTCTTCACAGATACCTATTCCCCTGCCTCCATAATTTTTATAGCTTGAATGTTTAGGTGAATAGCATCGTTCTTTCATACATCTAAAAATCCTATAAATATCAGTTCTTGACAAACCGTGCCTATAATTATACTTAGTGATTCTATCTTTTGTTTTACACCCACAACTTTTTGATGTTCCATTTCGTAATCCATAAGCACTAACAGAATGAATAGAACCACAATCACATTGACAGATATAATAAGATTTAATTCCTTTATGGTCTAATCTATCCAAATCCTTATGCAATACAAGCCATCTACCGAACTTATGTCCTGACAAATCAGGCATCTTATTACATGATTTTTTATAACTCATAACCCTTTCTCCTTTCGTAATTTCTTATTAAGTGCTTTGTAATACTTGATTAGCTGTTCGTACTCAAAATCAGTCATTTTGGAAGTACCATCAGCTTTCACTTTCAGCAAGTCAAATTTCTGTTGCCCGATTTTGGCTATCAGATTCACCCGATAGTCTTCCAAATGATCGGCTTTGAACCTGTTGCAGTGCCGGCATTCGGCATGGCAATTATTCTCATCAAACCGTGTTGCCAAATGTGTACGACTGAAATAGTGCCCGCAGTCTGCTTGTGTAAACGGCTTTATCTGTCCGCACGAGATACATCTAAAATACCCGTTTGGCATTGCATCACGAAGCCGGATAAAAAGGGAAAACTCCTTGTCGAGCTTAGCTTTCAAATCCGGCTTTTTCTTTACTGTTACCCCTGCTTTATCAAACAAGGGTAAAGGCTTGTCTTTCTTCTTGGCCTTTGTTCGTTTTATGTAGTATGGCATATCTTGTCATTAAAAATTCTTACTCCGTTATTTTTCGCCCAACTTATGATAGAATCCAAAACCTCATCGTCATCCAGATTGTCTATAATATCTCTAAAGTCATACGAAGCACCAACCTCTTCTTGGAAATGCCGTACAATACTCGTTTTTAAATCTGTCACTTCTTGCCAACTTTCCATACGTTACAATTAAAAGCCCCGAAGCGTATTCTCCGGGGCACAACCATTATTTACTAACCCATGCCATTTATGTGGAGATGGAGCGATTCGAACACCCAATTAAGGACTATATCCTTTTGCGCTACTTCTAAGGTTAATTACCTCCTTATATCTCACGTACCGTACTTTCTACCATGTGCACCTCTCGAAAGTCAAAAGCACTCCACTGCGCACCCCCATTTTCGCCCGCCCCATCTTCACAGACCGGACAGGCAGGTTAACAAAGTTACACCTCAACGATTACAATGTCTGGTGCAATCTGTCTGATGGCATCCAACTGTACATCAATGACTTTATTCTTGTATTCCTCAATTGCTTCATTTGCGCCAGCCGACACAAGAGAAAGGGAAACATCTCTACCGTCTACATCAGCGTAAATCTCAACTTCGATTTCTTCACAGGCAAAGCCTTTGAAAAGAGGGATGTTCAGTTTGAATGATTTCGGCAAATTGGAATCAACCACCTGCGAGTAGTTGTCAACTTTGCTGCCGTTTTCCTCCTTGCTGCGCTCAATGTCTTGGTTTACCTTTGCTTTGAAATTCTTCAAAGTAGATACAAGCATCATATTCTGTGACTTGTCAGTAAAGAAAGCACGGTGCATTTTGATGAACTTAGATAACTTGATGGGCTCCCATTTCTTTTCAACGTTGATACCAAACTCCTGCATTTCTTTTGAAGGCTGCAAAATACCGTTGATTTCAGTCTGATAGTAGTTGGTTTCATCAATAGTTAATGCTAACCCCATCTTATCACGATTTACAATGATATTGGTCGCTTTCTGGTTAATCAGTTCGACACGTTTCTCCAACCATCTGAGAGGTGCATCTATCGTTCCACTGATAACTACTCGCTCCGGTTCTTTCGGGTCAAGTGCTACGGGTGCTTCACCTTCACGCAATACTACTTCGATAGGTTTGCCGTTATAGTCTTTCGGCACAACCAAGTTAATTTTGTTTTCGCTCATGATTCTGTTCCTGTTTTACGGTTAATACTGAATACTGTCTTCTGCATTTCTTGCGGCATAATCGGGCGGCTATAAACCAGCTCACCCAACTTGTTATAGAATCCTGCCATCTTTTCCTCATGGTAAAGGATTTTGGCGCATTCTTCATTTTCTACAAACTCTGAACCTCTCTTGATATGGTCCAAGAGTTCTTGCTTTTCTTCATTCAAAGGTTTCAGGCGTTCTTTGAACTCTTCCATAGCCTCTTTCTTTTCAATCTCAATATCATTGATTGTAATTGATACCTCGGCTAATGTTTCTTTCTTTTGCGCCAATTCTTCGGGTGTGAATCGGTGAGTATAACCGATTTTCTCCACTGCATCGGCATTGTCCTGAAGAAACTGCCATCGTTCCTGTTCAGGAATGTCTTGTCCTAAAAATTTGTCCATATTATCTATAACTTATTTTGCCAAACTCATTGTAAACCTTTCTTGCAGTACCCATAGTATTATAAACTGGAATATAGCTTCTTTGAGAGGCTTTCTCTATTTGGTGAATACCGCTGGATTTAGGGTTGATTGATTTTTCAGGATGAAAGAATCTTGCTACATCTTGGGGAAATTTTCTTTTCTTCATAATCTCAATTTTTAAATAAATTCATTATTACGTTCAATTTCTTGTTGTGCGTAGATAAGCATCTGTTGTTCGTTAGCGGCAGGCAAATAGATACCTGCCACAGATGCGCTCCAGTTTCGGAAACGGTCAATACTCAAAGTCATTTCACCTGTTGTCAGCTCGGCAGAACTGCGCAAATAAGTTACTTCATTGCCTTTCTTGTTGACCGTCTTACGTTCAAACAAATCACGGTTGCAAGTCCTCTTATAAAAATCAATTTTTGCTTCGTCGAGACTGCAACCGTACTCACTACCGAAATACCCTAAAAGAAGATGCAAGTAGCTGTTTTGGGCAAGCGTGCGGTTAGGTAGTTTCTTTTTCACTTCCACCACCGCACGTTCACTAAACAGCTTGTTTA